CCCTGACGGAAGAGGCAATCGAAGACAATCTGTATGACAGCTTGTCCGCTCGTTACACCAAGGCTCTGGCTCGCGGTATGGCGTACACCAAGCAAGTCAAGGCTGCTTCGGTTCTGAACAACGGCTTCACTTCCGGCTATAACGGCGGTGACGGCGTTACCTTGTTCAGCACTGCTCACCCGCTGATTTCTGGTGGCACTAACAGCAATCGTCCTTCCACTGGCGCTGACCTTAACGAGACTTCTTTGGAAGCCGCCGTTATTCAGATCGCTGCTTGGACTGATGAGCGCGGTTTGCTGATTGCAGCTAAGCCTAAGAAACTGATCGTTCCTCCGTCTCTGATGTTCGTTGCTACTCGTCTGTTGGAAACCAGCCTGCGTGTTGGCACTACCGACAACGACATCAACGCGTTGAAGAACAATGGTTCGATTCCTGAAGGCTACACCGTCAACCACTACCTGACCGATACCAATGGCTGGTACTTGACGACTGACGTTCCTAACGGTATGAAGCATTTCATTCGTACTCCGCTGGCTAACAGCATGGACGGTGACTTCGATACTGGTAACGTCCGTTACAAGTCCCGCGAGCGTTATTCGTTCGGCTGGTCTGACCCTCTGGGCATGTTCGGTTCGCCCGGCTCGTCCTAAAAATAGGGGCTTGTCCCCTTATTTGGAGCCCCCCACGAGGGGGCTTTTTTACGTCTAAAAACTGTCACAGACGCCATGGTAGGATGCTTTTACAGCGCCGTGCTGTACTTATTTTTGGAGTTAAAAATGTTGTTTACTGTATCTGTTGACCTCGCCGATGGCGGTTTTTTTGAGTTCTCTACTGAGTCCATTCTGAAGTTTTTGCAGGCTGCTCAAGCGTTGGGTAACACCGACATTGAAGAAGTAGACGATGAAGACGAAGAGTTTGAAGCGTTTGCTGACTGCTTCTCCGAAGATGAAGAGTACGAGTACGACGAAGAGTATGAGTGCTACTGCTGGTATGATGCAGAGTACGAAGCTTGGTACTGGCTGGACAAAGAGGCCGGTGAGTGGCTCTTGGTTGAAGATGAAGCTGAAGCTGAAGCTGAAGCTGAAGCTGAAGCTGAAGCTGAAGAGGCTTAATTTGTGTTAGGTTCTAAAGGGGGCTTCGGCCCCCTTTTTCGTTCGTGTTCGTTGTAGTGGTGTATGCGGTGGCAGTTGGCGCATAGTGCTACGCACTGCTTTATTTCTTCGTAAGCCGTTTTAAATCTGCCGTTACCTATGAGTTCGTTGACGCTGTATTTCTTAGGTCCAACATGATGGAAGTCAATCACCGCAGGATGGGAGAACCCACATTTGGTACAGGACAATCCCCGTTTAAATTCTAACCATTCTTGTTTTTTCTGTTTCCGGGTCTTTCTTGACCTGACCCTTACCTCGTCTTTGTTTTTTTGATAGTGTTTAGCCGACCACTCCTTATGCTTGGCTTTACTGACTTTTGGGTCTTTGTAAGGCATGGTCTTGACGCATCACAAAAATGGTGTATATTGCAGCTATCCGGGACTTCCGGTGCACTGGACTGCCCCGGCAGACGACATACCGACCAGTGTACCTAACTTGTATGTAAGGATTTATCATGGGATTCGCAACACACCTAGGTCCGTGGCTCTTGGGCACGACCAAAAATACCACTGGCACTACCGCTGCCACCACCCGTAATACCGGCTGCACCGTCGTCTCGCAAAGCGCAGATGTGGTCTATGGAACCCTGACTGGCAATGCCATTGCAGTTCCTGCTGGCGCTCAAATTGTTGACGTTAAGGTTGTCACCACTACGGTGTTCAGCGCGGCAACCACTTGTAAACTGAACATTGGCGGCACAGATTTCACCACCACTGGCACGATTACCAGCGTTGGCAGCGTGGCTCTTGGCGCGAATGCAACTACCCCCGGTGGTTGGCTGAATGTGGGCTCTACTGATACCTTCATTGCTTACACTTTGGCGGGCACGTCTTTGTCTACTGGTGCAGCTACGATTGTTATCACTTACGCAGTGCGTGACTCTAGCGGCAACCAAGCCCAGCCTGCTATCCAGCAGTAATTAGTCTCGGGGGCTTCGGCCCCCGTCTTATAGGAGATTAGTTATGACGATGCAGTATGACGTTAAGCAGGCACATTTAAACCAATCTGGCCTAATGGTTCCCTACCGCACCCGTGTTAAAGCGGTTGCTTTTGTCGGAACTACAAGTGCGGGCCAGTTTGTTCTTTTTGATACAACAACAGCACCTGTATCCAGTAGTGTGACCTACGCCCGTTCCGGTACAACCATTACCGTTTCTAAAACGGCGCACGGTTTACTGGCTGGGCAATTTATTGGTATTGATTTTGACTCTGGCACTGGCGGCTCTGCAACTTCCGGCAACTATGTAATTGCCACTGCAAGTGCTAACAGCTTTACCATTACAGACATCAACTCTGGAACAATCACAGGTACACCTGCGGCTGTTTATTCAACAGATGGATGGCTGATGACTTTTGATGTTGCTGCTAATGACATATACAACAATGGCTCAAGCAGCATACCCGGTGAGGGTTTGTTGGCCAAAAACGGTGTATATGCGTACATGGTTAATATGGCTGCTGTGAGCGTTTTCTATGGCTGAAGTCAAACAAGCAAGTCTGGCTGGGAACAAGCTGTTTATCGGCATCCCAGCATATGATGGCAAACTGAACATCAAGACGGCTTTTGCACTGGCTCAGCTAGTGCCCGAGGCGGCTAGGTTCGGTGTGGACATATTTTTGTCGGACATCTCCAACTGTTCAATCATCACGATGGCCCGCAATGCCTTGGTGCATGAGTTCTTGAAGACCGACTCAACCCACTTGCTTTTTATTGACGCTGATGTTGTAGTCAAGCCTAGCGACGTAATGCGGCTCCTTGCACAAGGTGGACAGAAGGACATCTCTGCTGGGGCTTATCCTCGCCGCGCCAAAGACAAGAAGTTCTTTACAGACCTGTACCTTGATGGCAATGGTGACTTGGTGTTTGATGGCTCTCTGATGCGCGTGAAGCGCGTTGGTACGGGGTTCATGCTTATCCAACGTCATGTCATCGAAGAGATGGTTACGGCCCATCCTGAGTGGAGCTACGAGAATAAGGGCAAGAATGAAACAATGTCCGCTGTCTTTGACTTTGACATTGTGGATGGACAGTACGTTGGAGAAGACTATTTGTTCTGTGACCGCGCCACTGCGATGGGCTATGAGGTCTATATCGACGTAGAGATTAGCTTACCCCATATCGGTATGGAAGAATTCACAAACAACTTCTATGAAGAGGTTGTAACCCCCTTAATCCAAAACATCCGTCAATCCAAATTGAAAGTTGTAAATGGCTAAGAAGAACCCCTCCCTTGCAGTTGGTCGTGGTGAGAAACTACCCGTCTCCAAAGGGGCGGGTTTGACTGCCAAAGGCCGTGCCAAGTACAACGCTGCCACAGGTAGCAACCTCAAAGCCCCGCAACCTGAAGGTGGCCCACGCAAGAAATCGTTCTGTGCACGCATGTCTGGCATGCCCGGTCCGATGAAAGATGAAAACGGAAAGCCCACCCGCAAGGCGGCTTCACTTGCAAGATGGAAATGCTAGGAGAACGACATGGCAAATAAACAAGACACAGAAGATTACAGCAATGAAGGTCGTGGGAAAGAAGCGAGTGTTGGTAAACGTGTTTTTTCAACTGCGGCAAAGGGCATGGGTAAAGTGCTTGAAAAAGTGCCCGAACTCAATGAGTATTTAGATAAAAAATATGGTGAAAATGTTCCCGAAACCCCTTACACACAGGCTGCACGACAAGCTTTGTTTGGGAGCAACCCCGCTGCTTCAACACAAAAGGGGAAAGATGCAACCAAAGCCCTCGGTATGTACTCGTATGCTAAAGGCGGTAAAGCATCCAGTGCATCTTCCCGTGCAGATGGCATTGCCCAACGTGGCAAGACCAAAGGAAGGATGTGCTAAATGGAAAATCTAAACACAATTTGGTCTTCAGGTCTTACAATGGCTTTGGCAGTCATTGGTTTCTTGCTAAAAGAGAAGTTCTCTGAGTTTACCCGCCTCAACCTACTGCTTAATAAAACCCGCGAGGAGATTGCCCGTGATTACGTTACTCAATCAGAAATTCAGCGCATTACTGACCACATTGACCAACGCTTTAACAAGCTTGAAGCAAAAATTGACCAGCTTATTCAAGCGGGGAAGTGATGCCAAGCAGTAGTGCAAAGCAGCATAGATTCATGGAGGCGGTGGCCCACAACCCATCGTTTGCCAAGAAGGCAGGAGTCCCACAGTCTGTGGGGCAAGATTTTAGCAAGGCCGATAAAGGCAAAACTTTTAAACGAGGTGGTGAAATGGCTACACAAATGGACCCCAAAATGATGGCTATGATAGCTAAGAAAAAAGCTGCTATGAGCGGCGCGCCTATGGCTCCCGCTGCCCCTATGGGTGGTATGGGTATGAAAAAAGGCGGTATGAGCATGGCTGCTTTTGAAAAATCTGGTAAAGACGTTGAG